TGCGAAGTACAGAACCCGTTCCAATGACCTGCACGTCCAGGATGTGGGCAATCCCCACCAGCAGGAAAATCAGTACCTTGCGGCAGATACCCTTGAATCCCACCTGGCTGTTGAGCTTCTTGTCCGATACGGCACACATTACGCCCGTGATGTAGTCCGCTACTGCAAACACCACAAGGGCGATAAGCAGCCCGTCGTTGCCGCCAAGGAAGTAGCCAAGCCACCCTCCCACAGCGGTGAACACCATCTGGATCACATTCCAAAATTCCTTCATGTTGTTTACCTCCTCTTGGTTTTGTGTATGAAAAAAGCGGCCGCTCCGAAGAGCAGTCGCTAATTTCCAAAGTATATTAAATCTGTTTCGGCAGCCATTCCCATAAACGCATATCCTCCTGCCCTAAAGACCACATACACATCCCCCGGAGCTTCCAGCGGTATGCCGCTTGGTTTGCCCAGTAGACCAGGGAATCCACGTCCTGGTAATAGAGGATGGAAAACCCGTCCGCGTCTCCAAGGAACAGCCGGGAGATCCAGATGTTGATGTCCTTTGGTATGACTTTTGCCGTATAGTTCCCGCCGCAGGAAATCTCCAAAAGGTCAGAGTGGAAAAAATCGTAGTCCAGGGAAATGTCCTCGCTCCGGGTGGAGGATTCCTCCACATCGGAGGTCAGCGTAAACACCTGGAACTCCTCATCCCAGGTGCAGCTTGAGCGGGATATCCTGCCGTAGCTTTTAAAGCTGCCGTCCGGCATCTGGACATCAAACCGTTCATACGGCTCATATGTCCAGGCATCCCCCAGACGCAAAAGCTCGCACACGGTCGTATTGTCCGAGCGGTATCCGGCATAGCCTCCTGTAAAGCCGCTGACCGCTGCCGTAAAGCGCAGGGTGTAGGAGGAGCCGGAATACACCCGCACCCGGTTCCCTCGGATACGCATCTCCACCGTGTACATGGATGGATTGTCCCGCAGATCCGCCGATGCGGTTCTTGCGATCTCCTGGTTGTAGCTGCCAAGGAGCGCAGAGCCACTATATAGCTCCACCGCCTGGGTATCGTAGTTCAAACAGCAGAACAGGCTGCCGCAGAATACACCGGCCTTGCCGCTGCCGCCGGACGGGAACGCCAGCCTTGCCCGAAGATGCAGCTCCGAGAAGCCGTCATAGTTCCAAGCAAGCTCTCCCTTGCCTTCAAGCTGGGAGTAGACACGCTCCATCGAGTATTCATCGGAACGCCATACCTTCCATGAGCCGGAGCGCACCGTCCAGTAGTCTGTCTCCAGCACGCCGTAATCCCGGAAATCCTCGTACCAGACGAGTGCGGAGTCAGGCTTTCTGCGGAGCATCTCCAATGCCAGCTTGAAGCCCTTATCGGGAACCGCCATGTTGCCGTCCACATCCTTAAAGCTCCTGGGAGCAAGGGCAAAGGTCGCTTCTCCGGCAGAGGGTTCCTCAGAGAAACCGGAGCAGACACGGAAACCGTAAAACTGCACGCCTTTGACATCCACTGAAATGGTAATGGTGTGTGTCCCGGCCGAAAGCGTTACGCCGCTTGCGAGGGACGCCCAGAAGGTACTCCGCCAGTACGGCCACCACAGGCGGCTTTCCGTGAAGTGCTTTGTGCTGCCGTCCAGCGCCGCATAGATGCCGTTCTTATCCCAGAAGGGATAGCAGAGCCGCACCGCCACATCGTAGGTTCCCGCCGTATCCACCGTAAAGCTGTAGGTCACCGAACCGTTATCGCCCAGGGTGGCGATGCCGTTTTCAATGGAGACGATGCCGGATGCAGAGGAATAATTACCTCCATCATGGTCAATATATATCGTTCCGAACTCTGTCTTCTGCTCCTTGCCGTAGGCGGTAAGGTATCGCCTGCGGTTGTATGTCCCCACAAGCTGGGGATATTCACGGGAAACAGCGTCCGCGCCTTCCATGTAGTCGTAGACATGGGGAAAGGCATAAGGCACCTTATCGTAATCGTCCCAATAAGCCACGATGGGGAGAAAAGGCTGCGGCGGCGCATCGTCCGTGAAATTGTAGCCTCCCGTCATCCACAGCTTGGCGGCATAGTAGGTGTTGGACGTTCCCCGGTAGGTTTTCCCCAGGTTTTCCGGCGTGTCGTAGATCTGCCAGTTCCACCCATAGGCGGGCATACCGAGGAATATTTTATCCGGGTCCATGACCCTCGTGGCGTAATCGTAGATGCCCTCCAGCCAGCTTCTTGGGGAAACCGGCCCCGGTGCGGAGCCTGCCCATGCCATGCCGTAGGACATGATGGACGCGGTATCGCAGTAAGCGTCTAAGTCGCCGTAAATGCACCAGTTCTCGCCGCCCACAGAGCCGTTTACCGAGGTCATTCCTGGCAGGCAGATATTCATGTGCTTTGCAGGGTCATAGGCTTTCACCGTATTGTAGATGTTGCGGAACATCGCCGTGGACTCCGTATGGGTGGAATAGCCGTCCCCACGCTCCAGGTCGATGTCAATGCCGTCACACCAGGGATATTTCTCCATGATGCGGACGATCTCTGAAAGGAACCTGTCCTGCGCCCCGCCCGTGTTATCCCGCAGGGCACGGAAGATGCTGTTTGCGCCATCGTTTGCCACGGTCAAAAGCCACTTGATATGGGGCCACCTGTTAATGTATGTGAGCATATCCGAGATCGCCACACCGCTTTCATAGATCTCTCCGGTCGCTCTTACTTTAAAGGAGAACAGCCCGATCTGGCTGATGCGGTCGCCGTAGTCCCGCAGGGCTTCGTACATCCGGGCGTTGCCCATGAACGTCCATACCATGATCTGTTTGCCTTTCAGTGTGTCCATCAGAGCAATGCACCTCCATCCTGCATTTCCTGCATTTCAAACAATACCCGTGCCGTTTTCCCCTCCGCAAGCGTCACCCTGTGCTTGGAATCCCAGGCGGCGCTGTACTGGTAGAAGCCCTCTTTTTTCTCCGGGCTGCCGTTTCTGGTACATTCCCGTGTGGATGCCAGGAGCGCCACATCGTCCTCCGCATTCATGGCATTGAGGAATACCGCTATCTGGCCGCCCACACCCTGCGCCAGTTTGACAGAGCCGCCCTCCATATCCGACTTGGGGTAGAGATGCACATCCAGCCCCGCAGAGGTCTGCCCAAGGTTAAAGAGGATGACCGTTTCCTCGCCCCGCACCACGCCGTTGAACCAGACGGGCGCCTTGACCTCGCCGTTCTCCCGGAACTTTTGGAGGAACACCTCGGTGTGGGGCGTGTATCCCGTCAGGGCAGCGCCTTCCTGCAATTGCAGGTCAGTAAAATAAATCGTGCCGGAGCAGTCCGTGATGGTAGGCTTCACGGTGACGCTTACGACACGCATATCCTGTTTCCGGTTAATGACCTCCGCCAGCCGGATAAAAGCGACCTTACCCATCCAGCGTCCACTTCATCTCACAGGGATGGCCTACCCATCCCGTGGCCACCGCCCCTGCCTGCAGGAGGATGTCCGTGATATAAAGAATCCCGGTGCAGTTGGTGATGCATACCCGCACCGTGATGGATTTGACCCTGGCGGAGTAATTCTCCGGCATGATTTTGGCGGAGGTGGATGATAAATACGCCATAGCTGCCTCCTAATACAAATCTATAAATCGGCTCTCCGTGCTGCCGTCCTCATACTCAATGACCACTTCAATGCCCACCTGGGCGTCGTCGCTCAGCTTCTCCAGATTTTCCGAGCCGATCTGCGCCGACAGGGTGTAGCTGGAGCGGTTGGCGGGATAAACGGTCTGGGAGAGGCTTTTGGTCATGCCTGCCACGCCCTCTGCCTTGAAGGAAGCCGTGCCGGATGCGCCGTTTTCGCCGTCCGCTTCAAAGCCGGAGCTGACCCAATAGGCAAGCCCGTCATCAGCGCGGGAGTTTCGCAGCAGGTTAAAGGGAACCATTTCCCGGATATCGTTATTGGACACCATACTGGTGCCCTCCAGGGAATCCGCCGCATTGTCCCACTGGCTGGCAGAGCTGCCCAGGTTTTTGAGCGTAGTGGAAAGCTCCAGCACCGTGTTCCACGGCTCCTGCAGGTTATACTCCCGGCGGACGATACGGGTGGTGACCGAAAGCCCCAGCTCCTTATCCTCCACACGGACATAATCCCCAAGCTCCCAGGCTTCATGCTCGTAGCCTGTCAGCACAGATAAGTCCATCGCATTCAGCACATAGGAGATGGTGGGCTTTGCGTAATCCGCCAGCCGCATCTCAGCGTATTCCTTCATCTGGTAGGGGTTCGTGAAGGAGGAGCAGTCCAGGGTGGAGATGCGCACCTCATTTGTGTAGGTGAAGTCCTCCACATAGGCTTTTCCGCCGTTGATGTCGGCAAAGGTCATACCTTCCGCGCCCACAGCGTAGAGCCTTGTCACAAGCTCCCTGGTATCCACCACACGCTGGATGGATTTCATGTTTTTCCTGTAGGCAAACAGCGCGCCACTGTCCCTGCCGTTTACCGTCAGCAGATGCACCAGACGGTTCGGGCAGTCAAAGACCAGGTCGCCGCCGTGAAGGTCTGCTGTATTTCTGAGGATGGACAGGGCATTCTTTTCCGTACTGGTCCAGGTGCGCTTTGTCCGTACCGTCACCGTCCCAACGCTCCACTCAGTGCCCTCTAAGGCGTAGGCCATCGCGGTTTCCGGGTATTCCGCTTCAAAGGTTCTTTCTTCCTTGCGGACAGAGAATGTCAGGTCATAGAACTCCGCCTCCGCATACACCTCGGTCACGGCGCTGCCGTCCGTATCCCTGGTATCGGTGACCGTCCTGACCTTGTACACATCGTCCACGATCTGGATCTTCTTCTCGCTGTCGATATACCCACGCTTGCCATCCCGGTAAGGGATCTTAAAGGAGAGGGTGTCCTCGCCGTTGATCTCGCCCGTGACAATGATGTCGTAGGCATTCTCCAGCACCGCCTCCCATGCACCATTCCTGTCCAGCACCACCGGCCTTGCGTAGCCGATCTTCTCATAGGGCGCTTTTGGGATGTCGTAGAGCCGGATATCGATGAGCTTTGGCGTCCGTGCAGTGTCGGAGGTCGTGAGCGTTACCCGGAAACGGATATATGCCCGATTGGGGGAGGTCAGTCGCCCGTCTGAAGGGACTGCCGCCCAATCGCTCCAATCGGTCAGGTTATCACTGGTTGATGTCTCCACAAAGGAAACCGCCGTTGTGCCGGAAATATACTCGCTGGTTACGGACACACGTCCCGTGCCGGAGAGGTTGCACTCAGCCGCCGCTGTAGTCAGCACGCCCTCGGACGGATACACACCGCCGGATGCCCGGAGCGTGACTGCTCCCGGCTCGGTAATGCCGTCTACACTCCCGGAGGTATCCCCGGCGTTCGCCACCAGGGAGGAGCGGAAATAGTCCATCAAGTCCTCTGCGGTAAGTGAGGTATCGCAGTCTAAAAACCAGTCGTCCAGCCCTCCGGCATACCAGTAGGAATCGGCGTGCATTCCAAGGATCAGATCCGCTGTGCAGGAGCGGTTCAATTCCCCGGTAAAGGTGAAAACCTCCGATGCCCACACAGTGCCGCTTTCACGGTCGCCCACTACATACTGTGCCGTCTTGTTATCCGGCTCGATCAGGCAGGCGATAAAATACCAGCCGCCGTTTACCAGGGAGAAGGACGGCGTGACCGTTTCATCCAGAATCAGGGAGCCGGTATCGTCATAGAGCATGACCCTCGGCCTGCCGCGGAAAAGGGAGAGGTAGAAGATCGGCTGACCGGGACCGTATCTTGTGTTGAAGATCGGGCAGTAGGTGTTTCCCACAGAATAGGTGGTGGGGTTCATCCAGCCGCCGCAGAGGATACGCCCTCCAAGCTCTGCGAAAATGCTGCCGTCATTTGCGACCTTCAGATAGGTCTGCTCTGTGGCAGGGCTGTTGATATTAAAACGAAAGTAATTGCCTTTCTGCCCGCTCCGCATAGACGCGGTGGTGCCGCTCCAGTTGTTAATGAAGGCAGGTCTTCCCGCACCGGAGGAATCCAGAAGGTTGTTGTTTTCATCGGGAGCGGATTCGTTCATCCGCCACAGGCCGTCCTTTGCCCACTCGGCTGGGAACTCGCCTGTGAAGTCTGTCTGTTGATTCAGTATTGTCTTTAGCGCCATCGCCGCTCACCTCCATCTGCTCCTTGCCTGTATTTCAAGCCCCGTAAACACAGCGTTTGACGCTGCCACGGAGACAGTATTGTTACCCACAGAAAGCGTGGGAAAATTCAGTTCCTCCAGATACGGCAGCCCGTTTCGCACCGTAATGCCGTTTTCATCCTCTACATAGGTGGTCATGCGGTCGGTATCCACCACCAGCGTTTCGCCCGCCGCAAGGGTGGCGTTAACGATCTTTAATTCCTGCCCGTTGGTCGTAATGCTGATATAGTTTCCTACTGCGGAGGTAATTTCTCCCTCAATACGGTAGATGGGATTCGACTCCATGTTCCCGGTATGCCGGGTTATGGTATGGCTGCCCTCCGCCGTGATGGAAAAGGTTTCATCCTCAATGGCGTAGCCAAAGGGGTCAGGGCAGAAAAAGGTCAGCTCAAAGCTGCCGGAGGAGCGCAGGAGCCGTTCGCACTCTACCGCAGCGTTCAGTCTTGCCATGAAATACCGGTCCGGCACATCATCCAGAATCAGCTGCTTCAAACCGCCCACCGGGTCAAGCCACGCCGCAATATCATCCAGCGTGGAAACCAGGGCGGGAAAGCTGTGCCTTGGGAAGATGCTGCAGGAAACCACGATCTCCCGGTAGTCAAAGTCCGCTCCGAAGTCGGTAACGCCATACTTTCCGGGAACGGTCGTGGTAAAGTTGCGGAGCCGCCCGCTGACCTGCCAGGAGGTCAGCCTTGCTTTCAGTCCCATGCTCTTTGAAGTAATGTCATTGTATGAAAAGCCCATAGACTGCACCCCCTTTAAGCTGTACTAAATCTTCCCTGGGCGCGGGAACCGGTCTGGATCAGGTTGTAAAGCTCCTGGGAGATCCTGCGGATATCGTCCTCGCTGCGGACGATCATCTGCTGAATGGTGATGAGGGTTCCGAAAGAGGTGCCGCCCGTTCCGCCCATGCCGCCGGCCACGGAACCCGCCATCCCGGCTGTGTCAAAGGCAAAGTTCGAGGGGACAGCGGACTGCATATCCGCCGCCAGGCCGTTCATCACGCCCAGGATGCCGTTGTTCAAATCCTCTGCGGCGCTGATAGCCGCGCCTGCGCCGTCCTCGATGCCGCCGGCAAGTCCCTGGGTCAGCATATCGCCCACCCACGCCATCTCTCTGGACGGGGAGGAAATGCCGAAGAAGCCCTTGATTTTACTAAGCAGGTTCGAGCAGAAGCCGCTGACCTTGTTCCACAGCCAGCTTGCCGCATTCCCGATACCGTTCCAGATGCCCTTGATGAGGTTCAGGCCGATATTTGCCATCTGGGACACACCGCTTGCAAAGCCCTTCACGATGGCGGAGATGATCTGCGGCACCGCCTTTACGATCTCCACAATGATTTTCGGAAGGTTGGCGATCAGGGCCACAAAAAGCTGTACCCCGGCCAGGACGATCTTATCGATGTTCCCGACAAGGGCATTGATGATGCTTGTAATGATCTGCGGGATTGCTCCCACAATGGTGGTAATGATGGTGGGCAGGTTCTGGATCAGGGAGATCAGCAGGTTTACCCCGGCTTCTATGATCTGCGGGATGCTGCCAAGGATCGCCGTCACCAGCCCGTCGATGATCTGTGGGATTGCCGCCACAATGGCCGTGATGATCTCCGGCAGTGCGGAAATCAGGGAGGTCAGAAGCTGTATCCCGGCGTCAATGATCTGGGGGATCGCCCCAACGATAAACTCCACAAGCGCCGTGATGATGGCGGGCAGAGCCGCAATCAGAACAGGGATAGCGTCTAAAAGCCCCTGTGCCAGTCCCAGAATCAGCTGCAGGGCAGCGTCTAAAATCATGGGCAGATTTTCAATCAGCGTCTGCACGATCTGCGTCACCACAAGGACGATCTGCGGAATCAGAGTAGGAACCGCCTCGGCAATGCCCTGCGCCAATGTAACAATGATCTGCGCCGCGCCCTCCACCACGACAGGAAGGCTCTGGATGATGCCGGAAAGAAGCGAGGTCAATATCTGCATCCCGGTGTCCGCAAACTGCGGCAGCATGGAGACCGCCGTATTCACAAGCCCTGTGATGGCTCCCGCAAAGGCTTCATCCGCACCGTCCACACCGTTTATCATATCGGTAAAGGCAGAGATGACCTCAGAAATGGCGGGAAGGAACTCTGCCCGCAGGCTGTTCTTCACATTGGAGATGGTCTCCCCAAGCCCCGCAAGGGTCTCATCCAGCTGCGCCTGTCCTTCCCTGGAAGCCACCAGCGCCTCATTGTTGCGGTAAAACGCGCCGCTTGCCTCGTCATACGCTCCAGAGAGGGTCTCCATGATGAGACGGTTCCGTTCGCTCTCATCCGAGCAGGCCGCCAGCTTCTCGTTGAATTCGTCCTCGCTGATACCTACCCAGTTTAAGGCGTCCGCCAGGGAGCCCGTGACCTGTCCCACCTTGGCAGTCTCGTTTGCCGACTCGATCATGCCTTCGATGGGAAGGGCGTCACCGAAGGTGCCGTAAACGCCTGCGGCAATGTTCGTCCACTTGGTGATGTCCTGCTCGTTTTGAGCAAGCTGTGCCAACAGCTGTGACGCTTCCGTGGCCGTGTCCGTATCGCCAAGGATTTTGTAAAACTCGTTGTAAGATTTCTGCGCCGCCTCGCCGCTGTAGCCGGCCGCCTCAAAGGCGGTGGTCAGCTTGCCCTGGGCTACCCGGTATTCCTCCGTGGCTTCGTCCAGGTTCCAGATGGCGCTGCCAAGCTCCTTGATACCGTTTAATGCCGCCTGGATGCCGGAGGCGATGAGGTTGCCCATCGCCACCGTGGCGACCGAAAGGCCGGAGCCTAATTTATCCGCCCCTTCGGAGGCATCCTCCAGCGAATCGCCAAGATCCTCCGCCACATCCCCGGCATCCTTCATCCGCTCCCGGTTTTCCCGGAGTTCCCCGGAAAGCCGGGAGATGCGTCCTTCCAGTTCCTTTGCCTCGCCGGAGCCTTTGCCGTACTGCAGCACGGCGTTGGAATAGGCGCGCTTCATCCCTGCAAGCGCATCCTCCTGCCGGGCGATCTCCTGGGAGAGACGTTCCGTAGCGTCCGCTGCGTCTGTTTCCTCCCGGGAAAGGGCTTCTATGGCCCGCTCATTATCGGAAAGCTCCCGCTCCATGCTGTTTAAGGCGGCTTCTGCGTTATTGAGCTGGATCTGCCAGTTCTGCGTGCGGCGGTCGTTCTCCCCAAAGGAATCTGCGGCGTTCCGGAGGGCGGTCCGCAGGGTTTCCACCTTGTTTTTCTGTGCCTCGATTTCCTTATTCAGCACAGTGTTCCTTGCGGAAAGTGCCTGAACGGACTTATCGTTTTTGTCAAACTGCGAGGACACCAGCTTCATTTCAGAGCCAAGCACCTTGAAGGACTGGTTGATCTCGGACAAGGCCTTTTTAAATTCCTTCTCGCCCTCAATGCCGATCTTCAGACCGAGATTATCCGCCACGGGCTGCACCTCCTCTCCTTAAATTCCATAGGGAATCACATCGTCAATGGTCAGCACCTGCTTCGGTCTTGCGATCCCCATAAACTGCTTATGGCATTCCCAGAGGTCCATAAGCAGGCCAAACGGCATGAGCCACACTTCATCCTGCGAGAGACTCAGATGGGCCATGCCGTAATACAAAAGCCGGGTAAACAATTCTTCATCGCTTACCCGGCCGCCGTGTTTTTTCCCTCCGGCTCACTTTCCACGTTCCGCTTGGTACCCCGGTACATTGCCTCCATGATGGCGTCCTTGTAATCCGTCAGCTCCATCGGGGAGGTGAGAAGCTCCACCTCATCGGCAGTCAGCTCCGGCTTTTTGTCCTCCGGGTGTTTCAGGTTATGGACGAGGATAGGCTGGTTGCACAGAAGGGTGATCAGCCACACGATCTCGTCCAGAGCCATCTCAAAATTTTCCGCTTTCATCAGCTTCTCGCCCAGGTTCTCTAAGCCCCCGTAGCGTCCGGCGATGGCCTTGGTCGCCCTGGTGGTCAGGAGCATTTCGTATTCCTGCCCGCCGATATTGACAGTAGCTGTTCTTTCATCCATATCTCCAAACCTCCTATTACCCTTCGCCGCCTGCGCCCGACGTCTGATCCGCATAGGACGGCTCATAGACCTCATCGTACCAGCCCGTGATAACCGTGGGAGACACACCGGAGTCATCCTCGGACACCTCCGCTTTCCAGGGGTGTTTGCCCTGGCCGTCCACCTTATTGCGGCGGGTCACCGTCCCCTCGATGGAAGGGGTGGAAAACTCGATGCTCTCGCCCTTGGTGGTCAGGTTAGTGGCGGGGATACCGAAAATCACACGGTACAGCCAGAAATAGCGGTACTTGCCGTTTGCTTTCTTGGCCCGGAAGCCGATGGCAACCGGAGCGCCGCCGTCCTCCGATGCGGAGATCAGGACGCCGTTTTCATCAATCACCGCCCCGGTCAGGTCTTCCGCCACGCTTTTCCCAATATCGTCCACACCCAGCGTCAGCGTCCCGCTCTGGAACTCCTTCACGACCTCCGCCGCGCCATCGTCCGCGTACAGCGTAGCTTCCGCCAGTTCCACGGAAAGCTCGGCGGTCATGGCTTTTGCCAAAGCTACCGGGGCGGCATAGGTCTCATCGCCGTTTTCACCCTCGGTAATCTTCGAGTAGAAAAGTTTATCAAGGCCAATGGTAGCCATAGTTCATTCCTCCAATCCATACAGTTTTGCCACATCAATGGCATAGTGGTGGTAGCCGGTATCGTCCTCATGGCCGATGTACCGCCTGTCCGTAATCACAAAATCAGCGGCAAGGAGCGCATTTGAAAGCTGCTCTTTCCGCTGCGTATAATTGCCCTTGGAGAACAAGGAGAGCCGCGCCTCCTGGGTTTCATACCCCGGTAGGTTATCCGCGTGGAGTTCATAGGTATCCGCCAAAGGCGTGACCACCACATATTCCTCCGGCGGCTCCCCGGAGAACACGCCTGTCTCCACAGGCAGTCCGCAGCCGGTGACCGCAGCCTTGGTTTCCGAAAGCAGACTCAAATCATCTCCACCTCCTCATCCAGCTTCGCCTTCATGGCGTTGATACAGGCATTCCGGGAAGAGGAACGGGCTGGTTTTAAGAAGGGTTTTGCGGGCTGGCCGCTTTTGCCGTATTCCAAAATGGTGGCGATCTTGGCATTGCTGTCGCCGTCCGAACGAGGCTCGGAAAAGCCCACCTTTATGTCAAAATCCCCGTTCCTGTCCTGCAGGGCGGGAGAAGTGCCAAGGGAGCGTAAAAGCTCCCCGGTGCTTCTGGAGTCATACTTCGTCCCACTGCCAATGACAGACTGCAGGTTGGAGCGCACCTTGTCCTCCACGACCTCTGCACCTGCCTCCAGCACTTTCGGGATGATCTCATCCGTCTTATCCGCCAGCCGGGATACCTTCATCAGAAAATCCTCCGGCATTTTCATTTGAACCTTAGCCACCCGCTTTCACCTCCGTCCCCAGCACCTCCAGATACATCCCTCTGCCTTTGACATCCTCCACAGAAGTGATCTCGAAGGTATGCCCGTCACAGAGAATACGCATATCTGTGGTGATTTCCACATCTGGGATCACTCGGAACCGAAACAGGTCGGTGGCGGTAGAGAAGGATGCCATATTTGCCCATTTCTCACTGCCGTGCCGACCTTCCCGGTAAGCCCGTACCTCTGCCACAGTCACATCCGTTTCCGTCTTGAATCCGTCCTTATCCTGTGTGAACTGTTTCTCTACGATTGAAATAAAGGTGTTCATCTTGCCAAAACTCATACTCACACCTTCCAATCCCGGTCAAGCCGCAAAAGGAGATTGACCGTGTTCCAGACCTGCTGCGCCGCATTGGTGTTGTCTGCGAAGAAGCCGCCTGTGGAGCCGTCCCTGGACTCATAGAAATGCGATGCCAGCATAATCACCGCCTGTTCGGTAGTAGCCGGCATCGCATTGTCTGTATAGTAGCCCTCCGGGATATGTTGGTAGCTTTCCGCATAGGAAACAGCGGCGGTGATGTAGCCCTTCAGAAGTTCATCATCCGCCGAATGCTCCAGAATGAGATTGG